CAACATATTTTTAATACCTATAAAATTATTATTTAAATAACCCTTTCTATATTGGTCAACTAATTGAGACACAGTATATACTTTATTATAACTCATTAAATAAAAAGTATCAGTACAATCAATTGCAGATTGAAAATCAACATAATCATTCCAATCTAAACTAAATGCGTATGATTTTCGTTTAAGAGTTGAATTTGGACTACCATTTGATGAAATCCACCCATGTTCTTTAATATTTGGTACTAAAAAATAAGCTCGTCTAATTGGTTCTGATATTGAAGGTGATTGATTCCATTTAACTTTAAAACGGTATTTACCTTTTGTTGGTATTCCTTTTTTAGGGTCATCTGAAATAACTTGTTCCCCAAATTCATTGGTTATTAAATAATCTAAATTCATTGGAACATCAACTAACCACGTTCCATTATCATCAATAACTTGACCACCCTCTTCTAAATCAACCGTTTCTAAAATTGGTTTACCTTGAGCGTCTAAAAAAATAGTTTGTCGTATTGCCAAAATTTCACCCGGGCCAGCAACTAAAGTACATAAATTACCAGATTTAAGTCTTGGTTTACAAGTTCTAGGAAGAGCAGTATTTTCATTACTAGACACTATTGACCCCATAAAAATTGATGTTGGTCTAATATCAATACCGGATTCTTTAGATAAATCAAAATCAGTTCTTGTTATACCCAAATTACATATTTCAGGTTGACCCCACAAAGGTTCAACTTCAATAGTTCTATTAATAGTAATAATTTGAGGTAAAGAATTTAAATTTGATGAGGTTTTAAAATTTATACCCGCAACTTGAGTTGGTGTTGCAATACCCATTCTAACTAAATCTTGAGGTGACAATGAGAATTCACCAATGTCTGATAAGTCAATATCAACAACAACTGTTTGACTTCCGGTAGGTACACCAAAAATCATATAATCACCACTAGAATTGGTTACTGTAGAATATTTGTAATACTTGTCATATACCTGTATTAATGTTGGGTCAGTTAAAACATTGTTTCTTGTAAAAAAAGTTCCTGTTGGATTATGTCCCGAATGTGATTTAACATAAGGTAATAGATTGTATCTATAACCATCTTCATTTAAATCTGTTAATGTTTTGTATGGATATAAATCTGAAACAACAGGATTAAGTTCATCATTTGTATCTAAAGGAATAAATACGGATACTTTAGCATTTGGAATACCAAAACCATTGTTTACACTTACTCTACCTACAATAACCCCATAATCCGAGCATTGTCTAGTATATATTTGACTTGGTAATAATTTTAGAGATAATATTTCTAAATACTCAAATTCTTGTTCTATCAAGACGTTAAGTGATTTATCAACACCAGGCTCTGTACGTATTCTAAATGAATTGGACATAATAATCTTTTTTAATAAATAGTTTATATACTATTTTCAAAAGATAATTCAATAAATTTTAAAATAAATTGCTAAGAGAAATTAACCGTTTTAATATTTTTAACTCTCACATTGATATCTTTGTTTGGATATCTAACTTGATACACTTGTCTTGGTTCGGCAAAAATTGTATCATCAACTAATTCAATTTGTTTAGTTTCCGAATCAATATATCTTTGCGATGTTTGAGATGATGAATATTGACCACCAACTTTATTAAAAAATGTCATGTCAGAAACGGAAATAACACCATTTTCGCTTTGAACTAATCTTCTTAATTCCGATACATTAACATTTTCACCCATTTCTTGGTTTGTTGGGTCAAAATAATCTGTGATTATATTAATTATTTGAGAAATAACTGAACCCTGATTTTGTGAATTGTCTAACACAACGTCAACATTTATTGCTAAATCAATAACATTTGCACTTTCAATTGACACATAATCATTAATCATACGATAATTTGATAGATAATTTGCTACATTATTTTTTAAAGTATTTGATACTATCTCGGTTAATCTACCGGTCTCATCATATGATAACATTTGAACTTTAATTTTATTATTTTCTTCCGTTATCGCAACTTTAGCCGGTGCACCAAATTGTGAAGGCATTGTTCTAATTATTGATTCATAATCATTTACAGTAACCGCTCTGTTTTGTGCAGTAAAGTTATATGAAACTAAATTTCTAACTTCTTCCGTTGTTGGATAATTTGCTCCACCGATAGCTGCTGTTACATTATTACATCTTAATGAATTAACCACTGTCGTATTCACAGATGCTGAAGGACCATTCACAAAAAATGAAACCGTACCAATTTGTGTAATTACTCCAACCCCTAAATTACTTCCTGTTCCACCACCAATTCTGTATTGAACAAATAACGTTGTATTAGGTTTTAAAGTACTGCCTAATGCAAAGTTATTAGAATATTTATACAAATTTAATGGTTTACCATCTCTAGCAAATTCTCTTAATTGCTCATCAGCAGATTGACTACCACCACCAAAAGTCATTTTGAAGAATCCTTCAGGTGTAAATTCAGTTATGAATTTGGTTGCAGTATTTACATATCTACCTACTTTAATACCAGGGTTGTCAGAAACTTTTGTTGGGTCTTCAATAAACACTCTATCTTGAGCTAAAGCTTGAACTTCAAACCATCTATTATCAACACCTAAAAATTCTTGATTTGAAGGTACATTGGCATATTGAGTTCCATCTTTTAATAAAACACTTGTTACCCCTAATACGGTCTTTTCAGGTAAAAATATTTCAAAAAATGGTCTTACATCATTTGCAGTAATAACTCTCTTAAAAACTTTAGTAATACCATTAACAACGGTCTCACGTTTTACAATAGTATAATTTAATAACTTATTGTTTGAATCAAAATTTGGAATTTTTAATCTATTAGGAAATCCATCCGCATTTGATGGTGAAGAAAAATCAATATCATAAACAGTTTCAAATACTTGACCCGCACCACTTACTTGAGAACCTCTACGTAAGATACCACAATATCTTAAGTCTTCTTTATCTCCGAAAGCAGGTACTGTTATTGAAAAATCAACTAACGCTACTGAAGGTCTTTGACCCGGAACTTTTAATCCATAAGTTTTGGCGATATTAAATATTGATGACCTTTGTTGTGCATATTGTAATACAGTTTCCTGAATACTTCTATCTATATTAAATTGAAGGTTGTCGGTAACCGCAGCGTTTAGGTCTAATAATACAGAGAATACACTCGCGTCATTAAAATTATCAACTAAATCCGGATAATAAGTTTTTGTAAAGTTTATTAACTCAGTTCTAATTGATTGAAAATCTCTCGTAGTATACGATATTTTTTTATTTGCCATATTCTTTAAATATTTAGGATTACAAAATCACTAGCGTTAAACACGTCATTATTTATTTGATAATCTATTTTTACTTTCGCAGTGTGTTCTTTAGTTCCAATACCCGGTACTCTAAAAACACGAGTATCATATTGGTCAACATAAGTACCTTTATCTTCCTCACCATCTGATGCCGCGGTGATACTTATGTTTTTAATTGTTATTCCCGGTATATATTCCTCAACAGCGTCTCTAATCTCAGCATCAATGTCTGAAAATGTAGGACCATCTAATGGTTCAAAAATAAATTCATACAATCTTGTACCAAAATCGGGTAAAAAATATCTACTTCCTTTTCTAGTCAATAATAAATGTATTAAGTCCGTTCTTGTTTCTTGAGTACTATCTGTAGAAAGGTCTAAATACTTCCCATCATAAGAATCCCTAAAAGGGAAATTAATACCATATGTTTTTCCATCTGCCATATCTATAAATATAGTGTCGTAATTATTTCTTATAAATAGAGTAAAATAAAAAATCACGACCAAAGTCGTGATTAATATTTATTTCTATTAAGAACCACACCCAAAACACTCAAATTCTGTGTCTGTTGGTTTTGAAGTTAGTTCAACTGTTGGTTTTTCAATTGGTTTTGATTGACCTACTTTAGATATGTCCACCGCCAAGTGTTTTGCTCCGGTTGATATCGCTTTTGTTCTAACATAATAACAAAGAGTTTTCAATCCTTTACCCCAAGAATGGAAGTGTGATGACGAAATCTTTGATAGTGTTGGGTTAGACATATAGATATTCATTGATTGTGATTGGTCAATGAATGGTGCTCTGTCTGCCGCCATATCAATAAGTTCTCTTTGAGATATTTCCCAAATTGTTTTGTATTTTGGAATTAAATGTTCAATTCTTTTAACTTTCTTGTTGTAATTTTTATCTTCTTGGTCAAGATAATTATTAAAGTTAATATTTTGAATTGACCCTTCATTCATAATGATTTCATTTTTTAAATCTTCAGACCAAATACCAATTTTCTCAAAATCACTAATTAAGTATTTGTTAACAATTAAAATTTCCCCCCCAACTACACGACGATTAAATAATGCCGAGTGAGCCGGTTCTGTCATTTCAAATGAACCTGTAATTTTAGCTGAA